TCAAGCCAAGCCTTGTCCTCTGAAGGAACATCATAAATTTCGGTCATGTTTTATCCCCAACTTGTCATTATAGAAATTGTTAAATCTGCACTTAGCATTTCCCCTGCACTTGCTGATAAAACATTGGGTGCAGATATATTGCCGACGCTAATTTTGAGGGTAGTAATTGCTGCAAGTTTATTAAAAACACCGACGGCAAAATCCTCAATTCCGTTTAAGTTTCCTTGATTGTCTAGCATTGGAACAATCATTACTAAACGAAAATTTACTTTTGGTGCAACGCTTGAATAAATATTGTTGCTTGGTTCGATATATGGGTCATCCGGTTGGATAATTAGTGAATTTGCAATGGGCGAGGCAGGTGGATATGAAAACACCTGCCATACCCCGCTATTTTCCAATAGCGTCGCAAGGGTTGATCTGAGAGTTGTAACGGCAACTGTCATCAGCCAACCAAGCCATTAGGTGATAAATGATTTGCTAATATTCCTCTTACTCTTGCGAGTAAAGTATTTCCAAGGCGGTAAGGACTGGGTTGGAAGTCAGGTGAAATTCCCCCTGCGCTTGATTGCTGCCTTGCTTGCCAAATATCAACTGCGATCATGAGGCTGGCTTCCCTAATTTCGGGAACGTTTCCATATGCAACGTAATCGGTTGCTGCTACTGTTCCAAATGGATTAGTTGCGTGTAATGGCTCAACTGTTGAATGAGCAGTTGGGACTGTAATTGTAAGAGGTGTAATGCTTGAAATAGTTTTACTTCCGTTAAAAGTTGCGCCGTTACCGCTTATTGTAACTGTTTGTCCAACAAAAAATCCATGAGGTGAATCAAAAGATAAAGTACCAAAACCAACAATATGAGAATGACCTGAATTATATTTTTGGTTTTTCCATAAAAAATCACTAACTATGTTTTGAGCAGTTTGGCAGACTTCCTCAACAACACTACTTTGGTATAAATTTCCAATACCCAATACTGAACGGAGTTCCGCTTCAGTAACCCATGTTGCCGCCAATGTCTTTTCCTCTCTTAAAGTAAAGGGGCGAAGGCTTCCAACGCCCCTTTACAGATGATTCCTATTTAAGGAAGTTTATGCAATCATCCACTTGTAAGCACCAGCGTTTACCTTATTGGCAATCGCGCCGTAACCATAATATGCAACATCAATTTGACCTGAAGCAATTACGTTGGTTTCCAAGCGATACTTAGTTGACTCAAACCATGTGAAGGATTGAGGATTTACTACGATAATTGAGCCGTCTCCAACGCCACCTAAGTAACGGGATACGCGAAGGTTTAATCCACCAATGTTGCCGCGGATATTTGTAGGAGTTAGATTTCCTGAAGCGTTTTGAGGATTAATTGTCTGAGTAAATACTGCTCGGTTTGAGCCATCTACTAAGCCCATTAATGCGCCCCATTGATCAGGTGAAACAACAATGTTTTCAGCGAAACCAAGAGTTCCGGAATAAACTGAAACTGCTGCATCAGCAATAAAGTCTTGAATGTTTGCTGCTGACATTGTTCGGTTACCGCCATCAGTTGCAACTGCTGATAATGTTGCGCCAACTGCTGCGTCTGTTGCGCTTGCATATGCAAACTCCATTTGACGAACTAACTCTGCAAAGAACGCAGGAGATGATCTGTCCAATAATTCTACGGAAAATATTTGACGTCCCGCATATTTTTTAACGTTTACAGATAAAAATGAAACGTTTTGGTCAGTTTGTGATGGTGCTGCGCCTTCGGCTGTCTCGGCAACTGTTGGTACTTGAGTTAACTTAGGAATTTCAAAAGTCATTCCTGCGTCAGGTAATGCCGCTGTTGAAATTGAATCAATAAATGGACGATCAGCATTTGAAAGAGGGTTAATTATCTCGGTCAATTGACGTGTAGGAATAAGTCCTGCGTTGTCAGTTGTATCTGCTGCTGCACGTAGATACTGACGTGCATCCTCATCATTTAGATATTGCGCACGAAGGGTGTTCTCTAGGAATTTTTCCTTTGATAATTCAATGCGTGGCTTTGTGTAAATTGGTGCTGCTACTGTTGGACGAGAGGCTTCAACCGCAGGGGTCTCTACTACCTCGGACGCAACAGTTGTTTCAGGCTTTGTGTTTTCCACAATTTCCTCATTTTCTGTTTTGGTTTCGGTTGATTCTGCCTCTGCGTTTGACGCAGCGACTGAAGTGACGGCGGCACTTTCGAAAGCGGCAGCCTGTACTAGGCTAACTTCCATAAGTCTCGCAGCACTAACTCTGTATATTCCGTTACTGTTTTTTCCTTTAATAACTTCCACTCCAACACTTAAGCCGGAACGTAATGATTCGCTTGCCTCAATAAGGCTGTCAGTTCCTCGAGTTGTATTGCTTACCTTAAATTCAGCAAACAAACCTGATGAATCCTCGGTTATCGATTTCATGCGCCCAATTGGCATTTTTGCGTCATGCTCAAGCAATAATTTTACTTTGCTTGGCTCATCAATTTGGATTGAACCTTTTTCAAATATAACTTTACCTACTGAAGTATTTCCAATTTCATTTTCGTACGGGACAATTTTTCCAGCAATTACTCTGCGAGACTCTGAAGCCTCTAAATCTGCACTGAAATTAATTATTTCCATTTGGGCTTAGTTCTTCCATTTCTCTCGCTTGTTCAACTGTTATTAACTCAAGTGCTAACATTTTTTCAATTACTGCTAGACGCTCAAGTGGGTTTGCTCTTAAAAATCCTGAATCCATGTCAAACGCCACGAATTGTGTGTTAGGTGTTATGTCGTCCATGCTAAGACGAGATTCCACGCATGTAATGTAAGGTTGCAAAGTTAGGGAAACAAACTGACGTCTTTCGTCTTGGACGTTAGAGTATGTAAATGAGGAATTGATATCTGCGTTTATGTAATACGCATTAACGTTGCAAAGTCTTGCCACCTGAACTGCCATGTACTGCAAACTATCGTTATAGGTCATGTCCTTCGGTGAAAACGAAGTTGGTTGAAATTCTAAACTTGAAGTTAGATAAGCGGTTGATCTTTCAGCACGACTGCGACGCCAAGCGGCTAATAATCCGGCAACTTCCTTATCACCTAAGTCAGCACCATTATTTTTCAATATACCGGCAGGAGTTGGAACGGCTGCTGCGTTTGCTGCTGCTTTTTCCAAATCAATTGCTGCTCGCAAAATTCTTGCGCCGGCGTGTAAAATTCCATCAATAGGTGATTGGAAGGTGACAAGTGAGCCAATTCCCGACATTGGTCTTTCAACGCCATCAACTGTATAAAAATCTACAAAGGTGTTATTTTTATTTAATTGCACTTGAACTCTAGTATTATTAACAAAATCGAAACGTGATGGGCGCAGGTCATCCTGATATACCTCGGTTACTTCTAGATACCCGCTACCATAAAAAAGTAATGCGTCAATTAAGGCAGTAATAATTACCGAGTTAGGTGCTGACTTAGATAATTGATTTACCCAAGGTAAATTTGGTAATTCCTCTTTAGTTGCCTTTGAATAAGTTTCTAATTCCATTACGCCAATTGTTGTTGCAATTAAATTACGGCAACGCATAACCGCAGGAACAGAAATTGCTTCGTCTCTACCTACTGATTGGAAAGGAGTAAACTGAGCATAATAATTGAAAGGGTCAGCGACAACAGGCGGGGCTAATTGCGCTGTTAAGTTTGTTTTAGGTGATAAACCGACTAAATCTCGAAAAAATCCCATTGGTGAAGTATATCACAAACCTTAGACATAAATCTTAGGAACTGAGATGGGTTTGCTCAACATGTGGACAATCATTGCAGTTGAAATACTTGCTGCAACGCATCCAGCGGATTTCCTTCGAATAATTCGCCACGAAGCATCTGAGTATTTGGCGGCAGCGTTATTCATTGACGAAACCCATTCGGGTTGACCTGAGTGGATTAATCTCAAATTAGAAAGGCTGTCAGCAAGTTCACCACATGCTTGGTAAAACGATTGTCCGGATATGTCAATTAACTTTTGACCTGATTGCTCAAGTTTTTGGGCGATAAACGCAGTTGCGTATTTATCGTAAGCAATTTGAACCGGTCTGTATTTCATAGCCCATTCATTTATAGAACTAGCCATTTTAACTTCGTCGATTGCAACCTCGGAACTAAAAGTTTCCATTACACCAACCGCAATTTTGCCATCAATTATCTGACCAGCCACTAATGCGCCGGTTCTTTTACTTGGACTAACGTCAAACGCCATTACAGTCATTGCACCGACTGGCAAGATCAATTCAGATACCGAACAGGCTTCGATTGAGCCGTATGTCCAAGGTGAAACCTGAGAATCAATCCACATGCAAAGAGTTTCGGTCAAAGTGGCTTCAATTGAGTTAGTAGCAATAGATTCCTCAATTGCTTCCTCGGTAATGGTGTAACCAAGGGCAGGGTTAGCCATTGCCCAATACTTTTTATTCCTAATGTCCTGTCTTGCAGCCAATGGTGCTGAAT